ACGGTAGCCGGGTTAGCCTCTGCTATGAATTCAGCGTTTGCATAAGCCTGAGCATCTGTTTCAATCAGGCAGTTAATATGACATTCCGCAATCACGCCACCGGGTTCTCCTTTCCATTTTTGGCAAACAAAAACTCCTGTTAAATTGCCGTGCTGGTTAACAGATGTATGCCCTACGATGTAGCTTCCTTTAGTTGCTTTCTCTGCCTTTTCACGCAGTGCCTGATAGTCAATCTTGCTCACTGGCTGCCTCCTTTGCCGGGATTTCTAACTTTTGAGTGGTTGTATCAAATTCAAACAACTTAACCACGTCATCAAACAGGACATAATCACCATCAGGATCTTCAGTCATATCTGCGCCACAATCCTGACCGCACGAGTCGCAACCATCCATATCAAGCTCGTATCGCTTCAGGTTTGCGATATTTGATAAATTCAGCGCCAGTACAGCCAGGTCATAAACCTCTTCGGCAGTGACATCGCTGTTCAGTCCCATTTCATGGCGATATATGATTTTTTCTACTCGTTGTTTTGTGATCGTCATTTTTCTCTTCACTCCGATATACAAGGATTACTACACCCCCTCTGCTGATTGCGCGAGCTGGATCCCCTGGTTCCATGCCGTCAATTCCGAAGGCTTCGAAAATGCATCCATTGCCTTCTGGCGTTGCTCCTGCTTACGGCGTTTATTCCATTTTTTCATGAACAACAGTGACAGCCATCGTCCGCTGCAGAACATGATGTAGAAATAACCAAGAAGTGCCAGGCCGGTGTTCAGGGCCATATCAATCGTTATCGCCGGGTCAATATTCACTGCCCACCTCCTGAAAAATCACCGCATGGCCCAGTTTCTCCGCCAGTGCCAGCTCAGCCCTTGCACCTGCCGACTGCTGCCAGCCTTTCAGCATGTAAACCGCATCCACGCAACGGAGCATTGCCATGCAAATATCCATGTAGTGTGGTTGAGTCAGCCCGTCCGGAAGTACTGCCGGGTTTAAAACGGTATGCCCTTCCCGTTTCAGTACCTCTTCCGCATTGTGAAACGCCTCACGGTTGAAATTTTTATACCCGGTCATTGGACCGGCGATATAGACTCTCACCCTCACTCCATCACCTCCTGAAAGTTTCCCCGATAGAACGCCAGCACACGCTGCATAACTTCGCTCCTCCTGCTCTCACGACAAATTATGTTCTGCCGTCTGTTGTAACGACGTATTTCTCCGTCAGGTAACTTTCGAATCAGTGTCGGGTCAGCAGCCTTCTCCGGTGTCTTACGCCATACGCGATACGCCTGCTCTGATGGAAATACCCCGCAACCAGAGAGCCAGACATCACCACTGGCCGCAAGCGCACCAGATAAACGACGAATAGCGGTCTTACTGACACCCGTTTTATCTGCCAGTTGTCGAAAAGTTTCTCGTCCGCTCAGGCGCACGAATTCCACAATGCGCGCCTTCACTTCTTCCCGCTCTTCTGGTGTAAATACTTTTGCCATAAGCGCCTCCGGCAATCACTTTTCCGATACAACACGGCGGGAAGAATCAGTAATCTGTCGAACAATATCCCGGTGCTTGTTCAGCTCCCGCAGCGCGGCGCAGACTCGCTCCCACTTCTGAACCTGACCTTTTGCCCGGCGCAGCTCGCGGTTAGCCACATGCAGCGATGGTAAAATCAGACCATCCGGATGTTTTCTGGTGAACGACGGCTGTGACTGCACTGTGACCGCCACACTTTCCGTTTTTATTTCTTCCTGTGTTTCTGCTTCCCGGACAGGTAACGCAACACCTGCTGGCTGAGGAAAGGCCTTACCATCATTTTCCGTTACCGGCACGGCTTTCGGCTCTGCTGGTAAATTATCGCCCGGCATGCAGTAACGAAATTTACCGCCCTGATTCACGCGAATCAGACGCCCTTTGCTGATTGCCATTGCCAGCGATGAATTCGCACGGCGGGAGGTAATTCCGAACATCAATGCCAGCTCATCCGCCGTTTGTGGGCCATGTTGTTCAATCGCCTCTGTCAGCATTTGCGCCGTCACTTTTGGTGGTTGTATCACAGATTCACTTTCCCCAGCCTGAGTCAGCCACCACATCGCCCCCCTGTTATCCGCTTCACCACGGCGTTTCAGTTTCCACAGTTCGTTGACAGCCTCTTCACGACTGATTCCAAGGCGCGCAGCCACCACATGTGAAGAGGCTTTTTTCAGTGCTTTCAGTGCGTCAGATACGGTTTCCATTAAAATTTCCTCCGACAAAATCGTTTCTCAGATTCAAATAAAACCAGCTGCCTTCCGGCGTTCGTATTCCTGTTTCAGCCGTTCAATTGGCGTTGGCCCTTGCGGGTGTTTCGCCCCTTCCAGTTGTCGTCGCACTGGCGGAACACTCATCCCGTTACCAACATGCTTTGCCCATTTCGTCAGTTGCCGTTCCGCAAGTCGTTTTAACTCACCCTGCGTCATCTGGCGCTCAATCCCTCTGGTACGCATTTCGAGGCAGATGTGGTACAGCACAGGCTGTGGCCACGGGTATTTATCACTCCCGTCGTATCGCCAGGATTCATTGCGCCAGCGCCGGTACTCTTCCATCACGGCATCCACCGTAAGACCAAATGGATTTGCCCCACTCTCCGAAATCAGCGCAACAAACTCAGCCAGGTCCGGGGGCCACGTTTCACCCGCCCGGCAGCGGTCCATGCACTGACGGCAGACCAGCCGGATTTGCTGTTCAGTCATCGTGCCAATCTGGGCAATCCAGAGCTTCGAAGGTGCGGCCCCGTTCTTCTGTGTCCAGCGGTTCGAATACACCTCCCCCATAAGCTCCCACAGCTTCCAGGCCATTTCCGTTGCTGATAAATCCGTTGTCTCGTTCCCACTGTTCGCGTGCTGCCCGGATTTCCTGAACTGCCCGTGATGCCGTGCCACCTGATGCTGCATGGCTTACCCCCTTGCTGACTGGTTTTACCTGTGCCCTGACGTGCTGCACGTGGCGGGCAAATTTCTGCTCCCACTGAACCTGTGTGAAAACCTTCCCCTCCGCCATCCAGTAATCCCGGAATGCGGCAAGCTCTGCAGGTGTAAATTCCGGCTCAGGCAGAGCCATACCCCACACTGCTGCCCGTTGTCGAAAATCCGGCGACGGCTGCCAGACAGTGGTCATCGAAAATTTCCCGATCGGTTCGCTCAGGCCGTCCAGGTATTCAGGTTCGGCTGTCTGCAACGGCGCACCATGCGACTCACCGGTTGGAGCACTCTCGCGCATGCGCGCGTTATGTGTGGGGTTTAATTCTGTATCTGTATCTTTATCTGTCGTGACTTGTCGTGACAGATGCGTGACACGTCGTGACTCATCGTGACAATCAGCATCATATTTCCGCAGCTTTTCGCGCTCCCGCTGCGCTCTCTTGCGCTCTGCCGGGGATTTTGCCGTTTGCGAAACGTTACCATTGTCCTCTTTCAGCACCTGACGTTTTTCCCATCCGGAAATAAGGTCACCATCCAGAACCCGCCCCTGCATTGCATGCAAAATTGAATCAATTACGTCTTCCGTCACATCAAGCGCACTTGCTAAATCTTCCGTCGTGACATCAATGTGACCACGTAGTGACACGCCGTGACATGTCGTGACATTTCGTGACGCGCTCACCAGAAGGTGGATATACACTGCCATCACTGTTGCGATTGGCTGTCCTGATACCCTGGCAATCGTTCGCCACTTGGGGTCATTTGGCATGTCATGCCACAATCTGAGCCAGGCATTAGCCATACTCACCTCTTCTGATACCGAACTTTACCCACGAACTTCCGGAAGAAATCCGGTATAAATATTGTTGGTCAATGCACAACAACAGCATTACCAGGCTGACCACCACTGTTAGTCAGGGTGCCCCAGGCGATCGCCGCTGCGACAAAATCATCCACATCTTTCACCAGCCGATCCCTCCGTTCGACGATCTCACGGTAATATTCAGAACTGTGGCTGCGCATACGGGCCACCAGCAAAGGCGGCATCGCCTTTTCGATCGCCGGTAACAGAGCCTGCATTTTTTCAACAGCATCAGGGGTGTCTTTATCCAGCCAACGGAAAATTTTCTGTGTATTACGGGCCAGGGCTTCCGGATGGCTGTCGTCGTACAGTTCAGGGAACGTCATCCCCAGTTCGAAATAAGTCCGGGCTATTTCAGCTGCAGGAACTTTCTCACCGTCCGGATAGGCCCAGGCATTGATCGCCATGCGGATGTGCTCATGCTTGATTTTCATGAATCAAGCTCCTAGAAAGTGGTTGTGTTAACGTTTTGGTATCTTCCAGCTCAGGCCAAATATTCATCCAATCAAAAGGCCTTAGTTGCTGACGTGTAACTTCACCATTACTGGCTCGCTCAATAAGGACACATAACGATGCCCCTAACACTTGGCC